ATCCAATAGTGCAACACATGGGGTTACTTTGTTTCCAAAGTCATCTAAATCAGACATAGTGTCTCCTTAGTGGGTATCAGCCCACGAGTCGCCTACCATGTGCTCACCATCGAGCTCACAGCGTAGTTCCAGGGATTTACCTGCTTGTTTAATTGCATTAGCAAAGGCTTTGCCAAGTTGATCTGCTATTTGAGGCTCCGCAGTCATCTGTGCTTCATCGTGCACATTAGCGACATAGTTCCAACCCACAGGTACATAGTTCTTATCGACTAGGCCTAGCTTAGGTAGGATATTGAAGTGAAACTCTACAAGTGCTTGCTTCATCACGATGGCACCAGCACCCTGCAGCAATGTATTGAGTGCTGAGTGTTGGCCATTAGTAGCAATCTTTCGGCCATCAAGACCTTTGAGCCACTTTTGTGATTTGTCGCGCGCCTGGCATACTTCGATTAGTTTATCTAAACCTGTAATGCCCTTAAGCAACGAGTCGCGGATCTTTTTACCATTTGGATGCGTGATTGCCATAGGCTTTAGGCCTGCATCTTTAGCATCAGCTGCATGTATATCTGCGAGCTTCATATTGCCTGCGCCATACAGAAAACCATAGATCAAAGTCTTAGCACTGTTACGTGACTGTAACTTAGCAATGCGTTGAGTGCGTGAGTGTACGTCTGTGCCATCTTCGTTCTTACCTTCAATGACTGATTGACCGTACTCACCGCCGTCCCAAATAGCTAAATAGTGTGCAAGCATTCGTAGCTCAAGGCCTGAAGCATCACAACCTACTAACTTATGACCATGGTCGGCCACCCAGACTTCACGCATTCGATGATCGCGCTTATCGACTTGGGCCATATTTGGATAGAAATGTGACATGCGATGGGTGCGGCAGCCTACAGATTTTACTCTGCCGTGCACCCTGCCATTCTTCTCAAGTCTCAACCAAGCATTCTTACCTTCACTGATTTGTGAGAGTTGTTTGTTTACGCGGAAGAATCGTTTCAGTGGTTCAGCTTCAGGGACACGCATGTTAGACAACACGGTCTCATCGATTTGGGGCATTCCCCCTGGCGTAAACTTGCTAGGCTTCCATGTTGGGTACTTAGCCGTTAATCGACGTACGATCTGTGCTCGGCTACCTGCATTAAAGACTTCAATCTTGATCTTGCTATATGGGACACCTTTGGTAATACCTCGAGTTTTATTGTTGACCTTAGGCTCAGCTACTTTAATGTTTGCCCAGCGATGTTCGTTGTGGTCCCAGTTAGCTCCATCAGGTATTACTTGAGGTGGGAACACTTCGCCCAGGTTGCGCTCAATTAAGATGGACTCTTCAGTTAAAAGACTTTCAAGATCTCTGCATTTTTCTAGGTCAAGCCTAAACCCGTGCGCTTGCTGAAGTGCTAGACACCAATTAGTTTTATGCTCACATTCAATTGATGGCCGCCAATCAATCTTGTTGTGCACTAGGTCTTGTTTCATGGTGTCTTGCAGCACTTTATAAATGCGCATGTTGATTTCTACGTCGCGCTCACAGTACAGGAACATATCCTCAAACTGCTGTGCTCTAGTCTTACCGTCCTCAGGTTCCATTGTAAAATTAGTGAAGTCACCCTTCTCTGCACCAAACTCTTGGCCGTACGCTTTAATCGCATGGCTGCGGCGCTCAGGCTCTAATAGTGATGCAACAATCAGAGAATCCCATAGTTGATCGAACCGTAGGCTGCCGGGGTATAATTTTTCTAGCGCCCAGTAATCAAAACCTATTAAGTTGTGAGCAATAACACGGTCACAGGCTTTAAGCCGATCAAGGCCCTCTTGTAGTGAGGGTCTGCTGTCATCGTAATCGGTATAAGTGATAATCTTGCCTGTCACTGGATCACCAATGCCACACGACCAGATTGTAGTCATATCCGGAACGAATCCATCTGTCTCTAAGTCGAAGATTAAAGTCTTCATGCTGTGCCTCTATTTAGGTTTATTGATGCTTTAAGGAAAGGGGGCACGTCTGCACCCCCTTGAGGTCTAAATGTCTACAATTTCACAAACGCCTGCCGAACAGGCTAGTGTTTGACTACCTTTTGTAGTGTCTTCTTTTTCGAACTGCGGTAGCTTGCTCCAGTCAATGTTTTCAGGCATGTTTAAAAGTGCTTCTTCATAAGTGTCTTCAGCACATTCCTGATAAGGCGCTTGCTTATAGCTATGGTCACTATGTGGTAGGAACGATACTCCAGACACCTCGTTGAAATGCTCAAATACCCAGGCGCCAACCTTTAGCCACTCGTTATCCCGCACTGATATAGTTACTGAAGGCTTATGCTCACACCATTTGCGTTGATACATGAGCCAGATCTCTAGCTGCTTAATTGCATCAACATCATCTCTAGTAACAGCACCTTCAGGTGACTTAGTTGGAAAGCTAAACACAGTTGTAGGGCCACCCATTACGCATGGCTCATTAGGCACTCCGGCATCTTTGAGAAACAATGTTAATGGATCTTTATCATCGCCGCGTACTGTACGAATGTAGTAATCTGAATGGCGGGTGTGTATGCCTGAAGCACTGTCTACTAGTTGCGAAACCGTGCCTGATGGTTTTACTGTTGTTATAGCTGTGCTTGTCGGTATATCAAACTCGCCGGCCCAAATTACATTAGTCGAAATAGCTACTTTTTGTAGTGCATCTAAAACTTCCGGTGTTTGCTCTAAACAGGTCAATAGCGGGCAATCCATAATGCCAGTAAGTGACACACCTAGTAGGCGCTCTTCGGTTGTGTTGTCCTGCCATATATCTCGCAAATACGGAAATTCTGTGTAGGTGCTTTGAATCGTACCTAAGATGGTTGCTAGCCTAACTTTTTCAGAAAGTGTTTCGAACGTATCGTCCGGCCGTGCCACTACTTCACTTAGGTTACAAAAGCCATAAGGGCGCAGTAAGATTTCAGCACAAGGGTTAACACCAAACTCATGATTAGCATCTCTACGGCCATTTTTAGCAGCTTGTTTTTTAGCAGCTTCCCGACTGAATATGCCACGCTCACCCGATTTAGACTCAACTAAAGCTGACCACTCACGGATAAATGTTTCCATGTCAGGCTTTTCGGTGTAACACACTGAGTTGTTTGCTAGGGCTCGCTGTGCATCAAGGTCATACCAACGTCCAGATTTAGCATGGCGCATACGATCATCTGACAAATTAGACAGTGAAATCATTGCAGAGCGGCGGACACCCCCACAGACAACTACTTCGCCAATTTTGCACATTAAATCATGACATTGAATTGATGACAGCTTAGTGCCTGCTGCGGCTTGGAACGTTTCGCAGGTAAATTGAAAAAGATCAACTAAAGGCCCCGGGCCACTGGCACGCCCACCAAAGGTTTTGAGTTTTGCCCCGGCCGGTCTAACACGGCTAACATCCCACTTTGGAATTTCGCCTGCATAAAGCAAACTAATTAAACTTCTTAATGCCTTAGCCCACCCTTCTTTTGAGTCCTGGACTACGATGGTAGATTCACTGGCAAATAACTTATTAGGTATATCTGGTAGCTTTGAAATATATTGTCTTTCAACGCTAAATCCAACGCCTGTCCCACATAGCAAAATAAACATAGCCTCATCAAAACACTTAGGATCTTCAATAGGTAAATAACTACAGTTATAGGCGCAGGTATTATCCCGAGCCATAGCTGCTCCTGCTGTCATCATTGCCCGCATTGACGGCATAACTTCAAGGTTTAAAATTGCTTTAGCAATACTTTTATAAGTTCCAGGGTCTACTTTATCGCCGACAACGTTTGTCATGTAGCGATCAACGGTCTCCTCCCAGGACTCCCGGCGGTTTTGTTCCGGTAGCCAGCGTGCATATCGGCTCATTGCTATGTAGCGCTGGTAGCCTGTCATTTGATTGTCTTGCATTAATGGATCCTCTAATTATTAATAAGTTATGTAACAGGTAGTTACTGGTATTTTTAGTTAAAATAAGCCGTTAAATTTCAGCTAAGGTATCCCAGGGAGGTGTGTCTTGAGACATGGGTTGTTGGTTTTGTGTAGGTTCAAAGTCGACAGGATTCATGCGGCCCGTTTCAGTGTCATAAGCTATATGTCCTGCAGGGCCTACGTGACCGAATGGGCGGTTTTTGAGTAACCTTAATTTAGCAACGTTTGATTCTTCTTCAGCTTGCTGATCGCGCTCTAGCCCAACTACAATGTCGCTTAATTGCTCAATAGCGGCTGAGCCACGCAAATCAGTTAGTGAAATCGTTGCGCCTTCGTTATAAGACTTATCCTTGTTACCCCGTTTTATATGCGAGATAGCAATAACGCCGGCCCCGGTGTTTTCTACCATTTGACGCAGCTTAGTCATCAACATATCCAATGCTTTACGCTCGTCATCTGTGCCACCTGATACCACCATGCTAACGTGATCGAGTACAATAAAGTCGCACTCAAGCCCGACTACCAAGTAACGCATTTTGGCAATTAGATTATCGATTTCAGAGCTACCAAATGAATCGTAAAACGCGGCAGGCTTAACTACCTTATTAAACGAGGCTTCCCATTGTTCTTGGGTTAGGATTGCAGACTCTTCCATTAGATCGCCGAGCGGCACATTGTTATCAAGAGCAATCATTGCTTGCGCTGTCTTTGCAACAGACTCTTCTAGCATCACATAGCCAACTTTTTGACCATGCTCAACTGCTAAGTGATAACCTAGCTCCCGGGCAAATGATGATTTACCAATCCCGGAGCCGGCGCAAAGCATTATCAACTCGCGCTTCCTGATACCTCTAATCATTTTGTTTAGTTGTACATAGGGAATGCAGTGACCTTTAGGCGTGACGCTCTGTAGCTCTGCAATTGTTAGCTCGCTGCCTAGGACAATGCCTTCAGGACTGAATGGCTTCGCGTTGTACACACTGTTTTTAAGATCTTTGATGCGCCCTGCAATAAGCATCTCGTTAGCATCTTTAAGCTCTAGCGTCACAATCTTAGCTTTGCCCGGAGACAGTAGCTCAGCGCACTCAACGGCGGCTGCACGCCCGGGCTCATCGTTATCTAGCATGAAACAGACTTCTTCAAAGCTATCAACAAACTCTAATGCACGTTTGATTGACTTAGCGGCACCTGAAGCACCATTAGGCAATGACACAACTTCCCAACCTGGGGCGACTGTGGCATAACTCAAGGCATCAAGCTCACCCTCGGTGATCACTAAACGCTTACCACCTGGTTTGCATTTGTGCTGAAAGATTAAACCGCCTGCTTTCATATCCCCGACTACTCTGAAATCTTTGCCCGGCATCCTGATCTTCTGGGCGACTAGTTGATTCTTTTCGTTGTAGATGGGTGCTATGTGACAAGGTTGGCCCTGGTACTCACCTACCTGATAACCTAAAGACTTACAGGTCGAAGCGCTGATCTTGCGTTTCACTAGGTCCTGGTAATCACCTTTTATAAAACTGTCGTTAAAAAGATCGGTTTTAGCCTTTGGACTTGGGGCGGCATCAGGGTTAACCTGATCGGCATGCTTGTGTGTATTGCATACATAACAGAATGTATGGCCATCACTAAATAAAGCATTGCCATCGGATGAGCCACATGCATCACAAGCTATATGTTCTACAAATTCAGATTCTTCATGTTGCATAGGGCCTCCTCAGACTTATAGTTAGTGTATTGATGGGGTTATGACATCAACTTCGTTGGCTTCAAATTCTTCAGCCCGCCAGATTGCAAACTGCTCTAGCGTTGGTATTTCCTCGTTGCCGTGGTCTTTTAATATGTCTAAAAGATCAAGGTAATCGTCATATAAAGCCTCGACTGAATCGTAATCACCTATTAGTGCGGTTTTCATAGTGCTAACTCCAAAGGCACTCTTGGCCCATGCTCATAGTTTTTAATAGTTATGTCGCTGGGCTCTACCTCTACAGTAAGTACATCTTCTATAGTTACTGTACATGGCGGGTACAACTCGCGACTTGCAATTAAACGAGCCTGCTCCAAGTTATTGTTGTAAATGTGGGTATCACCTAACCAGAAAGTTAAGTTGCCTGATTCAAGATTTATTTCGTTAGCTAATAACTTTAATAACAGCGCATGGAACATGACATCTGAAGGTAAGCCTACTGCTAAATCACTTGATCGCATTCGGACAATCATGTGCAAAGCACCTTTAGCAACATAGACCTGGAACGAATCAAAACATGGCGGAAGTGCCATATCATCAAGCTCTACAGGATTCCAACAAGAGACTAAATGCCGACGTGAGTAAGGGTCTGTTTTTAGATTGCTAACAAGCTCGGCAATTTGGTCAGTTCCATCGCCATTAAAGTTTCGCCATTGCGCCCCATAGATTGGGCCTAAGTTATCTTCTTGACAATCCAATGCCCATGCATTCCAATAATTACAACCAAACGCTTCTAGTTCTTGAGTTGACATTGCACCACGTAAGAATCCGCATAGCTCACCAATAACACCTTTAGTAAATATCTTACGGCTGGTAAATAGCGGAAAGTGGTTTTCAATATCTTCAAATGTGATCTGTTGACCAAACATAGAAAGCGTACCTGTTCCTGTACGATCAGGACGACTGTCACCATTTGTAAGTACATCTAATAACAGTTGTTGGTATCCAGTTTCATTTTTATACATGGGGCACCTCCTAGTCTTTGTGTGCTTTGCGTAGCTTTTCGATGGCTTGCTCAAACTCTTCGTCGGTCATGTCTTCGCCTTTGGTATAAATAGCCACTTCTATTGAAGAGCAAAAAGCACCTAAACGCGTTAGTATTGAACCCGTCCAAGCAATAACAAAACCAACTGCAATTAAGCTGTAGCCAACAACGTTGCGGGGGAAATTATAAATTTTACTTAGCATCAGCGGCCGCCTTCCGTATATTACGGTTGCAGTTTTTTGAATCTAAGCAGTGGTAGCGAGCATAGCGTTGCCCTGATAAGTCTTTTTTGTACTCGGTGTGGATATTTAAACCATTGACACGAAGTCGTCTGATGTTGCTCGTTAGACAGCGAGTCTTGTAGATGGTTTGTGCTTCAACACCGGTAATAGAACCGACTTCAAGTAAATGCCGGGTTAGCATTTCATCTTGACTCATTTTTGTTGGGGTATGTGTAGCCATAATTTGTCCTTAGTTATCCTCGAAAACTTCGTAGTAGTACATATTGCAAGCAGGTTGCTCATCTTCAATAGGGTCGGCGTAACGTTTGACACACTGAATAGAAACGACTTGAACATCATCCTTCCAAAAGTTTCCTGATTTAGTCATTACATCAAGGGGACCTTTAGCATAGTTATCGACATCACCGCGGGGGTGGATTAGCTTTCCTGTCTTTGGTTTTTCACAGACAATCTCAACTAAAATAGCAATGGGTCCATAGATTGGGGGGTGCGAATCATAAGCATCGGCGTATGGTTGGCTTTGTTGACGGAATTGCGTGTAAGGTTTTCCATAGTAAACACCCCACTTAGTGACACGGGGTCTTGAAGCCGGGCGTGGGGTTACTGGGAGCACGAACAATCTGACATCATCAGACTGCTCGCGCATCAATCGAACCGAACTAGCAACCGCCTTTCTAACGGCGGCCGTCATGCTATAGGTCGTCTATGTCGATTGCAGCACCAGTTGGCGCGGAGGCGGCAGCAGGCTCAAATGCTTCTGCAGCCATACCTTCAGCTGAGAAACCTTCGTCTTCACCAAACAACGAAGCAGCGGAAGATCCACCCCCGGCGTTATTTTTAGAGATCAGCTTAACCATATCAAGGTAAAACGATACGCCCTGCTGCGCACCGTTATAGGCCTTTGCTGCTGCGGCAATTCGAACTTCATCACCCGACATAATAATTACATTTTCAGGCAGCTCCAGGTTCTTAGCGTCAACAGCTACGGGCTTACGAGTTGACTTAAAGGTTGCGTAAACTTTACCGGCAAACTGTTCTTTGTTACCAGCATCACCATCTTTTAATGGGTTGTTGAAGCCATTTGGAATCTTATCGCCAAACTCACGTTGTGCAGCATCTTTAACAATGCCTTTTAACTGAGCAACAAAGGCGTCGTCTTTATTCCAAGCAACGGTGACTTTATATTTGCCGTCAGAATATTCGGAACCAGTATCTGGTTTATTGAGCCATGCATAATTAGCAAGGCCAGTTGATGTGGCAAAATTTACGTATAGGGATTTTTTAGACATTGAGTTACTCCTCATGTGTCCTTGGGGTTTATTAATAGTTTTGGTTGGGGTTGTTACTTAGAGGGTTGTTACTTAGAGGGGTGTTACATTTGTTGTTGGGGTTGATTACTTAATAAACTCGACTGAACCGTCGGGGCGTACTAGGTACTTGCCACAGTGGTCTTTAGTCAGTGAGTCACTATATTCTTTTGTCGTACTAACACCCGCCATGCGATCTACCTGCTCATTGGCATGGTCAAGTGCTTTACCTAAATCATTCACTATATTCATTGTCTTAATTCCTTATGGTTTACTTTGAGGTTTTGGGTTGGGTCGCAGCTAGCCTTATAGGCGGTATGTGCGGAGAGTTCTTCCTATTAAGTAGGTTAATCGTTACACCTTATAACTAGGTGCTTATGCGGAGAGTTCTTCCTATTAAGTAGGTTAATCGTTACATTTCAGAAGAGAGAGGGGCCATATATAGAAGGAAGACTTTTTGATAGGCATAAAAAAGCCCCAATTAAGGGGCTAAGAGAGGTTAATTTTTAATTAAAGAATAGTGTAAAATAAGGCGGCTCGTGGATTATCAAATGCTCTAAATGCTGTGCCCCCTGTTACGCCTAGTAGATCTGTTTGTATAGGGCAAACATCTTTAGTATCTAGTATTTCTATAGTTTTCCACTCTAGTCTGTTTTCGTACATTGCAGTAATTTGTATAATACTATTAACAATCTGTATATGAGACGAACCATTTTTATGATTCCAAAGTCTTTCCTCGTGCTGCTTTAACAAATCACCAACTTTACAGTCTCTAATATTTTTCATAATTCAAACCTCAGTCAATTCAACGTATTTGGCAACACGTCGACCAGTTTTAGTGTATAGACACATGCAGCCATTCCATTGTGCGTAGTGTCCACTTGTAAATTTAGTCAATCCCATTTTTTCGCAAACGTGCTTTACTTCAAAGACTTTACTGTAGTCTTGTTCGTTAGCTTTAATGCCTTCAACTAAATATTTCATAACAGTAATCCTAATCAATTGTTTGTTTGTATGCGTCTATTATGTCGTGTTTTGCAACTATGTACACAGTTAATAGTTAAATAGTTACTGTATTTTTTAAAACAATTTGCTATATATAAAGCGATAACCATTCCGTTTTACTCTAATTATTTTAGGTAATTTTTCAAAAAAGGGCTCCCGAAAGTACAGTAACTCGACATAATATACTTATTAAATACATAGTTACTTAACGGAGCATATTATGATTTACATAACCACTACACACGAGCGCCTATGTGTAAATGAGTCAATAAGACTATTCACATTTAAAGACTATAAAGAAATGGCGTCTTTTGTTAAAAGCTACCAAGTGTCACCAACTCAAGTTTATAACACAGGGCGCAAGGCAACTGATAAGCGTTATGTAAAACCGGTTGCTCCATTCTTTTTTGAAAAGATCAGCAGCAAGCAAGCTAAAATGTTTAAAGCTAAGCCTACAGCTAAATTTATTTTAGGTGAGGGCAAGGAAACTTACCAAACCACCTGTGTTGATGCTAAACGTTTAGGCGACAACAACATGTGTGGTGTTATTGCGGCGGCAGTTGCTACTAACACAATGTATGACAAGTGCTATGACTTATTTAAAGACTTAGGCCGAAAGCACGGTAAAGGCGTTTCGACTACTCAAATAAGAAATGCGCTTGATAAGCTAGGATTCAGTGTATCAATTGTTCCTGGCTTTCTTGATACAGGCACAATGTCAACTATTCATCGCCGTTTAGATGAAACTAAAACCTACCTTGTTTTTGTTAGAGGTCATGTTGCTTGTGTTAAAGGTGGTGTTGTTCATGATTGGACTGCTGGTCGTAAGCATCGTGTTAGACATGTTATGGAGGTGAATGCTAGATAGTTTTAATAAAAGGCATAAAAAAGGGCTTTCCATTACGGTTAGCCCTTTTTTTTTGCTTTATTTTGAGGTTTGTAATTTGTAGTCTTTGCGCCCATTTTTTATGGGAAGTGCAACCAAACATTTGCAATAATATGTAGGCAAGTTACTACCTCTAACGTTGTTATCCAATTCCTATATTTTGAATGGACTTGACGCGCAAGCCAACTTCTAAGTTGTAGTAGCGGTATTTTATGTTCCATAGGTACTCAGCCTGTTTCAATAGGTTTTTGTGTTAGGGTTTAATTTAAGTGAACGTCTAATTTAACATTGCAAGCGGCAAGCATCTCTTGACTAAGCTGCCAGGATTCATGCCAACTGTGTGCATCCGTGCTATCAATTACAACGCGTGTAATACCCGTTTGAATTATACCTTTTGTGCATTCATGGCACGGTGGTAGCCCTGAAATGTAAAGAGTTGCACCACTTAAACAAACGCCTGTGTACGTTGCGTTATAAATTACATTTTGCTCGGCATGTACAACCAATTGGCGCTTCTTAGTTTTATCGGCATAAAGCTCTTTGCTATCAGGAAAACCTCTAGGAAATCCATTGTAGCCTTGGCTAAGCACTTGGCCTTTTGGTGATATAGCGACAGCACCAATTTTATGCTTTGGATCTTTAGACCAGCTGGCCACTTCTCTTGCTAGTTCTATAAATCGGGTATCCCATTTAGACATTTCTGTTTTTCCTTTCTGGGTGATTTAGCCACACTGAATCTATAGATTGAGCATAAACATAGTAATTGTCAGTATTAACTTGTTGCTTAAGTAAGGTATAAGCTGCTTCAATATTTTTGGCCTCTATAAAATAAGAATCCAAGCTGGCATAAAGATCATGCCGGTTTTCAATAAGCACAATATATTTACGCATCGTAAGCATCAGCATCTTCAGTCGTTTCGACGATGTTGCTTGAGTTACAAACACCACATTGCTCGTCATACATAGTTGCCCATACTGTTTGATCGCCAATATCATAAGAGTCAGCCAATTCCGTTAATACAATGTCGTCTTTGGCATAACATTTTTTACAGTCGTAGCAGTAATATTTTGGGCCTTCAACAACTGGAGCTGTGTCTTTACGAAAAATTGCATCATAGTTTGCTTCAAAAGCAGCTTGGTTGCCTGGGCGTTGTGCGGAACCTTTTCCGCCGTGGTTTTGGCCATTCATACCTGTGCCTCAATAAAAGTAGGTGTTGGACGTTTGGTGTATCGAGCAATTGCCGATTTTTCTGCGCCGTAATATTGTGTGTATGCCGCAATAGATGCCGCCCAATCAAACACATGGCTTTTGCGCACATGATATTGCGGAGGCATACACTGTGGGGGTGATGAAAGTTTGCCGGATGAAATTGCTAGTGGCATGTTTTCGCAAAAGGCTTTGCGCAGCTTAGTATCCGATAAATGTGTTTTGCCATATCTAAAGGTGTACTCGTCGCATAAGGCTTCAAAATGTCGAACAGCCCAGGTGTAGTTGTCAGATGTTTCACGAATCCACATAGCTGAAGGATGGTTAACATGCGTTTTTTTATAAAGTAAATTGCTACTAATATTGGAACCTAGCTCACGATGAGCTGTAGACAACATTTGTGCGGTTTCAAGTATCATTTTTACAACATGCTTATCACATTGAAGTTGAGCAGCTGTTATTGGGTCTTGCGAAAGTGCAAAAATATTCATGGTAGTCTCCAGAGTTCTTCCTATTAAGTAGGTTAATCGTTACACCAAAAAAAAGCCCCAATTAAGGGGCGTTTTCGCAAAGCTGATAGTGTGTGTTACAAGCCAAGTTGTTCTATTACACGTATCCGCATGCAAACGTCCGCACGCATACGCTCAAAAATGTCATCAGGATTAAGGCGTCTAGCTTCAGTTTGCACGTAATAGATAACGTCGTTTAGTGTTGGTTTAGTGTTGTAGAGTTTTTCAACAATCTCGTCGGCAGCCATTACTTCAGCAATATATAAATCAGACATAAATTTCTCCAAGTTGTTTGCTTAATTTAAAGTTACTGTACGTCTTTCACCTAAAAAGCCCCAATTAAGGGGCGAAAGGATTGCTTTTAGGGGTTTTTCCATTTTATTTGCCGGCGTTTTTTCCAGCTTCGTAAGCAAGTTCTAGAGCATTTTTAATAGAAGTTACTGATATATCGTGGAAGTCTAAATCGTCTAAACCGCGCTCAGTTAAAGTTTCAATAAAAAGCTCGTGTTTAGCGATGTGCTCAATTACTTGGGTTTTGTTTAAGTTTTCCATTTTAAAATCTTCCTTGTAAGGATTGCTTTAGGGGTTTTAAATTTTGTGGATTACGTTGTACAGCACTTTAGCTGTAGCCTCATCAACTTCGTGTATTGTGTCAAAGTCTTTGTGAGCGTTATAAGCCTCTAAAAATTCAAGCACTTGGACCCATGTTTGGAAGTGCCAAACTTTAGCTTTACTATTAATAACACCTGTGTAGTAAATCATCTGTATTTCCTTGCGTTTCGTTATTTAATGTAAACATTATGTCGTGGTATTCAGCCCACGTACACTACTTTATGCAATATTTAGTTATTTAACTCAAAGTTACTGTACACCTTTCACCTAAAAAGCCCCAATTAAGGGGCGAAGGTATTGCTTTAGGGATTTTAAATTTTGTGTTTTGCGATATAAATTAAGTGAACAATTGTCTCGTCACAGTAGCTCATGTTTTTCATTAACTTTATTAACTGACTTTTAGTCCAGCCTTGGTCAAGAAAGCTTTTTAACTTAGTTGCCACTTTACGTTCTGCGTATGTCATGTTGTTATCCTCTGTGCGTTTCGTTATTTAATACTTTCAATCATGTAGTCTTTAGCTACAGATATTGATGGAAAGCTAAAACCTGGTATTTCACAAATAACGGTTACTCGCCCATTTTCCATTTCACTGTGTGCTCTAAAAATAAACTCATCATCTCCGGCGTCTTGATACTCTGGCTTAAAGATTATTTGCTTACCAATTATGCTGTCCATCGTTATTTCCTTGCGTTTCGTTATTTGATGTAAACATTATGTCGAGGTATTCAGTCCACGTACACTACTTTATGCAATATAAACTCATTTAACTCAAAGTTACTGTACACCTTTCACCTAAAAAGCCCCAATTAAGGGGCGAAGGGATTGCTTTTAGGATTTATAAAAGTCACTATATGATTTTAATGCTTTAATATATTCAAGGCGCTCAACACGCTCCCAGTGAAGGTGTCCTAACTTGTTGTCTTTTTTCCATTCAGGTAAGTTGCACTCAATCGATTTTACAAATATTTCGTCACTTTTTATTTCAGCTAAGGTTCTATTATTATCTAGAAACTCATATATTTCTTTTTCAGTCAACGCTGTCATAGTATTGCCCTCAATGTGTTTGTTTATTTAATGCTTTCAATCATGTAATCTTTAATTACATATGTTGGCGGAATGCTAAAGCCCGGGAGTTCACAGACAACAGTCACGCGCCCTTTTTCCATTTCGTCGATCGCTCTAAAAACTGGCTTGTCATAACTAAAGCAATACTGCCATCGATCTTGGTACTCTGGCTTTAAGATTACTTGCTTACCAATAATAGTTTCCATTGTTTTTTCCTTGCGTTTCGTTATTTAATGTAAACATTATGTCGAGGTATTTAGCCCACGTACACTACTTTATGCAATATTTAGTTATTTAACTCAAAGTTACTGTACTTTATGAGAAAAAATAAGGCGCTCTAAGTATCTCAGCTATATCGTAATCACCCTGGGTTGGTAATGTTGGCAGCACTGTATCAGTCTGTGCTTGTGTATATTCATGAAACTCAGCTAAGTTGTCAGTGCTAAAAATTTCGTAAGCAGCTTCTCTTAAAGTAGCATGTAACTCCGCAATGCTTCCAGCATGCATTCCATAGCTATCATGAATCATAGCAAAATCTGTATGTCCTTTTTTAGCAAGGTTTTCTACAGTTAGTTGCAACATTGCAGCGTCAAAGCTATGAATCACATTAGGAGCAGCTGATTGAAATTGTTTCTGACTATCTAATCCCATTTCATGATCTTCAGCCCAAAGGATAACTGTGCCAAATACTGTTTGTACCCGTTTATCGGCCATCTTATAATAGGCTTGAGTTACTTTGAGTCCCATTGGTGTGTACCAAGAAAGGGGTTGCTCAGTTGATGCTAGGGCTCCTGCTACATTTTGAAAGTAACCCATAATTTCAACCGCCTTACCATTAACTTCAGACATAGCCTCAAGTATACATTCTTTCATGTAATCAGAAGCAGTAGCCCGGGAGACCTGTCCTAGGTCATTACAGTGCCGATCATTAACTAGCTGCTGGGCTATTCCACGACCGGTAACACCATAAGGAGTTGTCATTACCGCCCTTTTAACAGTTTTCCTAGCTTTGCTTGGGTTGTTATGAAGCCGCTTATACCATTCTTCGGCTGTAGCATTATTAGTTGTTTCTCTTTTGCATATTTCAATAACCTTTGTAGCAACTTCAGAATACAAATCAAAGCGCTCGTTAAAATGACGACAGTTAGTCTTTTCAGCACCAAGATTATCGCGCCCTAAAAGGCTCAATAATTGCATCCCATTACAAGTCCCGTCCATAGCCACAGCAATATGCGATTCATATTGAGTTGGATCTGAAAGTTCGTAAGCATTTACAAGATCATAGGCAGCAGCTAAAAAAGGTAAAGGCGCATCAGCCCCTGCCCATTCAGTGTTATTTAATGGGTCAATAACACAATCAGCTAGCATGTTAATATTATCCTCAGCCCATTTAGCACGATCCTTTAGGCTGTCTTTATCATTTCCAAATGTGTTTGCAATATGTACTTTAAGCCAAAACAAACCAGACTCACCTAATTCACGTTTCTCTGCAAACTGCAGTAAACCCTTTGCAACCTGGTCACCTTGAGGTGCTAGCTCTGCAGGCATTGGGTAAAGTCGGCCCCGGAAGTCAGCAAAATGTGGGAAGTAAAAACGATCATGGGTAAGCATTTTACGAGCAATAGCCACTTTACGAACAAAGGCTGAATGGCGCCCACGTTGACTTGCAATGTCTTCACGAATACCTGCTTGCTTTGTTAAAAACTTAGTGCGCTCTTCTTTTGTTAAAGCCTCAAAAGTTTCTTTGTCCAATTTAGGTGCTTGTAGCTCACACATACGAGGCACACCACCAAGTGCTTTATCTGTGCCAATAATCATATCAACAACCATTAAGATATATGGATTAATACTCCATGCTGTTTCTTGCACTTTATTAATAGACTCTAAAAAGCGCTGAGAAGGTGCATTTACATCTGCGGCCGTGTGCGCTGATAGCTTCTTTGTAAATAGTGGTTGTTGCATGTGATGATACCCACCAACCACTTTGCCATCTTCATAGCACCACTCTTTCGGCTCGATTAATGTTGGTAGAAGTAAGGGGCTTTGTAATTCGGCACTGTCATTGCATTGAGTAATAGTGGCCCATGCTTCATCAGTAAACTCTAATAATCTTGTACGTTTACCTTTAATACTAATCATTTTGTATGTAAAAATATTAGGGTTGGTACTAATAAGCACTTCAATTAACTTCATACCAATTACGACTTCATCTTGACCCCATTCAATGTTTTGGTAAGTTTCAAACTTAGCCTTCCATCTAGCTAGCTTTGGGCGTGTTACATTGCCTCGAGCCCTTTCAATAAGTTGTTCGGCATACGATTTACTATATTGGTCATCAATATCAGCAGTTTCGTTATGCTCTTTAAGTTTGATCTTTTCGTTTTTCTTCCAGTTTTCAAACATTAACTGTTGGCGAAGCGCTTGGCCTACTAACTTAGCCACACCAGTTAAGCTCATTTGCTTTTGACCGTAAGACCCCTGAGTCCCCTTATTTGTTTGTATGTGTGCCATTACCTTATTAATAGTAATAGCGGCTGCTTGCTCAGCCGATACCATACCAATCAAAAACATCCAGTTGGGTTGATTACCGGCTTTACCACTTAGTAATGTAGCTTCAGCCTCTTTGTAAGCCTTTTTAATACCGGCAACCGTGTGTGGCATTGCTTCTTGCAGTAGCCGCATGCCCCCTTTTGTTCCATCAAGTGTTTTATCCTCTAAGGCCTCTCGGTACTTTCGCACCCCCTCTTCTATCTGATGATTTTCCCACATTATTTCCTTAATCAATTGCTCTTGTGTGTGCTCTCTCATATCTATCTCCTAGACAAGTTGTGTTACTTGATTGCTAAAATTACCATTCGTTAACAGCTGATAATGTCGTGATACATATATTGCGTAAACCTTTAATACCAATTAATTAACGCAAAGTTACTGTACCGTGTCCAAAACGTGTCCACTTTCCGGCTTTTTTAAGCCAGAGTTAAAAGGGTTTGATTTTGGGAAGTCAGTATTTACAAGCCTTTCGGCGTAGGTAAGGTAGTTGTAGGGGCCCCTGCAACCAACTGTTAATCATTGGGTCGCTGGTTCGAGCCCAGCAGGCGGAGCCAAATTAAGCAGGCTACCACTGGCTTACAGGGGTAAGCCTTACAAAGTTACTTAACTACTAAATTAGTACTGCGTCTCTTTTGTGTCCTTTTTTGTAGTTACAAAACAAAGAACCTTTGAATCAGTAGGGTTTGCAGTTAATCCGGTATTGTCAGCGAAGTGACCAAGCGCCTCTGCCTGGTCTAACTGAAAAAGCGTAATGTTTGCAGCCCCATACTTTTTTAAAGCATAAGACCCTAGTGATACTACTTCGTGCGCATAGCTAATTGAACTTTCCGGTTTTGCTTTGCTCTTAATAAACCCTTTTAATAACCAAGTCATTCCCTTTACCCTCTATTTAAATTAAATTCCAAACGTCACAAGTATGCCCGCATAATTTTATTTAGCGTACTTACAATATATAAAGTTACTTAACTTAATAGTCTTTGATTATACTTATATGCATAAACTATGCAACTATAATTAGAAGCTAAGAAAGTGCCTCAAGAACTTTATTACCTATATCTGCCGTAGTTAAATGTGCGTACTTTTGAGTTTGTTGGGTAGAAGCATGCCCAAGCATAATTTGAACTTGGTACAAAGAAAGCCCGGCTTTAACCAGGCGTGTTGCGTAGGTATCTCTTAAGCTATGCGCTGTAAACTTACCAAAGCGTTTAACAATTTCAGGCGTGTTAAGTCCAGCGCGCATGGCTGCTAAACGAATACCTTTTGTTGCAGGTGTGCGGTGGGCCCCTGACACAGTGGCATGTGGGAATATGTAAGCACTTACCGAACGTAACTCACGCTCGTTTAAGATCTTTTGCAGCCTGGGTGTTATTGGAAGAAGTGTCCTATTGCCTGTCTTACTGCGGAACACTACAACACTGCCTGCTTCTATATCACACCACATAGTAGCCACTGCTTCACCAATGCGCATGCCAGTGTCTACTAAAAAAATAATAAGGTCTTTAATATTCTGTTCTTTACAAGCCGCTAATAGTTGCTCTTCCTCACCGGCTCTTAAATATCTAAACTTTTGTACCGCTTTTAGTTTTTTAATTTTAAATGTAGGTGCTCGAACCTCCCAAATTTCAGCACGGTTTTTCATAGTTACGAGAGCTGTTGTTATGTGGTTAATAGAATTATTGCTTAAATGGCCTTTAACTTTTTGTAGTTTTAAAACCTGTTTAGCCGTTATAGTTTCGAATGGTACTTCCGGAGACCAGACAGCCTCATCTAATAAATGCCTTATATTGAATTTTGAGTTTAAATAAGTAGCTTCAGATTTTCGAAACTGCTCTTCAAGATATAAGGCACAGGCTTCTTTGAGCGTAATGCTCATCTTTTTATCATAATTTTGTGCGTCATTAACTTGCTGTTGTTTGTAGGTAGCAAGACGAACAGCTTCTCTTTTAATAGATGTTTTAGATGAAAACCGTTGTTTGCCCTTTGGTGTAGAAAGCTCAATTTGCCACAAAGGGCTATCGGTGCGTTTAAAAACGCGCATAAGTTAGATGCCTATTAAGTCATTAACAGTTAAGCGTTTTGAACCATACAGCGCTTTGTAAGTGTGTGGGTCATAATACTGAAGAAGTTTTTGAACAAACAAAGCAGAATCTACTTTAAGCACTTTAGCATAGGCCACATAAAGATCAGGGGGTATGCGGGCTGAACCGCTTTCAATCTGTGAAATCATTGTGTAATAGTTTAGCTTCAAAGCAACCGCAATGTCACGTTGGGTTATACCTTGGTGTGCTCTTAATGCTTTTACAAAAAGCCCCGCCTGTGTTCTGAGCTCCATGCTCGTATTGTCTCTTTTCCCTTGCTTATGCATTTTTGTTGCCTTATTTAATTGTAGTTACGTTACTTTATATTAGCTCTTTGCTAACCTAATTATTATATATTAATAAATTGATTAATAACATATTGCTATCATAGTATATTACAATAAAAACCCCGCCGAAGCGGGGCAAAAGGCTATAAGAACAGCCGAAGTAATGGTAGCAAGGTTTCAAAATTGCTCACACCAATGCTCATAATTTGTAAAACCATTATGATCCTAAAAAAGTATGAGGTTCTAGTGAGTAGCGTCTGTAGCTTTTGAGAGATTTCGCGGAGTTGATATTGAACTTCCATTTTGTCCTTCAAAGAATAGCTATTTTGCTTTTCTATTTTTTCTATCAGAGAGGTGTAGTAGTTACTCATAAGACACTCCTTATTAGTGGTGAGTGGAGTGTGCTAGTGCTTTTAGGTGGCACCAACACCTTATTTGCTGCTAAGAATTTTCATTATATTAGGAATTGCCTTCTCAGCCGAACGGCCTATTACATAGCCACCAAGCCCCACTTGAAGCAAAGTCCATGCTTGTGGGGCTAGTGGCGACGCAAGCCAACCAAAGCTATCTGCAACAGCAAGTCCTAGAAATGTAATCATGGTTACAGGGCGCCAATTCTTTTGGAGCCAGCCATCACTTGTGGCTTCAGCAATAATTACGCTGTGCTTACTTTCCATTATGTTTTGCTCGTATTCCAGTAGCTGCAAACTAACCGCAGTTTGTATCTGAAGAAGCTGTTGTTTGGCTTGAAGCCTCTCTTCATCACTGGTGTGAAGGTTATCAACTAACTCTGCAGCAGGTGCAAATATTTCCTTAATGACTGTTAATGGGTTTATGCTCATAAAACACCTGCCTTCATTACTTTTGATAATGTGAGGGCGCGTTGGCCTACTTGCCCAGCCCATTTACTATCAAGCATTTCTAGGGCTGCTAGTTCGTAGTCTCTATTTAAAAGCGCGGCATGCATACGTATAAATTTTGCTAAACGACTAGGCCCCATATTAACCATCATATCAATTAAAACAGCTTTCCTATAACCACTTAACTCTACATAATAATCATAAGCACCCAGGTACTTTTCAGCTAAATCAATATCGTGTTCTAATAAGTAGCTTGCCTCATGTTCAGCCAACCCTCGGGCTTGTAAATTGCGCCCATAGCCAATTGTGAGTGTTCCTAGGCTATCTGCATAGGGGAACTGCTCAAAGCCCTCATGTTGCTTAAGAAGTGCTAATGCACTTGTTTTATGTTTCATAGTTAAAGCCTCCTAGACTATTGATCCAACTAAATGCACAAGCGAGCCACTTCCAAACCTGCCCCCAGAGTTGCCACCCATGTTAAAGCCCATAGCTTGCCTAGCACCTGTCCAAAACCCAATTGTCCCATCTACTTGGTTCACATCCGGACCGGCATTAATATCGTAGACAATGAATATTGAATAAATTAGGCGCAATTGGCCACTCCAGACATAGCCTGCTGTGCCATGGCCAGTCATTAAGCAGTAAGTTGTTGTTAGATCATTAATATTAAAAACGGTCACTGGGTCCCATCTTAAGTATTCTACAATTTCAAATGCCGCGTATTGGCACCTAAAATTTTTATTATTGGATGAAAAGGCGGCACCACCCGAGTCATTAAAAATTTTAATACCCCAACCTGGGCTTGTATCTGCGGGCATATCTGAGTGCTTTACACCAATAGCCCAATCAATATCAATTGTTGCTGTGTTGTATCGTGGTAATAAAAACTGTAGCCCTGTACTTTTTTGGATACAGGTAAACGGAATACCTGTTGCTGCTTCAGGATCTGAAGGTTTTGCAAAGATTAAAATGTCATCAGGTAAATTTGCAGGGTACGGCACTGTCGTATTATCTAAGGGTCCCTCTTTTGTTTGCGCAACAGCTGTACCAGTAGCAATAATTGCAATATTGTCATTAGCACCGTCAATTTGGGTAATACCATCGTTGTTAATACTTTTAAATCCGTAGCTCATATCCGAAACACCTGCACTGCATAGCTACTACTTGGAAACGTAGAATCAAGCTCAACCTTGCCCTCACCAATTCTAATATCCGTAGTCGCTCTTACGTTAAGAATATTGATACCCCACGTACCATCATTGGTCATTCCAGGGATTAAGATTTCAGCAGGAGTGCCATAAGTAAGAGTACCCCTATAGGTCCCTAGAAACCTTATTTGGCGGTCTGCAACGTCGAGGCGCGTGTTACCAGACTCATCATAAATTTTTAAGCCAAAACTCATTAGCTTCTCCTTAAATAATTAAGGGCCCCGAAGAGCCCTTTTTTGTTAGCTTAAATCACCCAGCTGCACTCGCAGTTGACCAGTCGAGTCATAGACTTTTATTCGGTCGCTTACAATCTCTAAGCGCTCGCCCGTAGTAGCACTTTTGATAGTTACCGCGCCATCTTTAGCTACTTTGAATGGTGCTGAGTTAGGCTGCGTGTGCCCTACCCAAATACGGTAGTTGCTATCTGAGCCTGATACTTTAGCCACATCCTGGCTTGTTCCAACAGTTAACTCTGTCGTTGCTGTTATATCAGCAGCGTTTACAGTACCAGTTATAATGCGGGCGCCATTTATTTGGGTAGTGTCAGCTGCAATAGCACTAAGCACTTCCTGCTCGGTTTGCGCTAAAGCTGCTACAGCTACAGCGCCCTTGGCTGCGTCAAGTGCCTGCTGAGCGTATTCAGAAGATTGCCACGCCGTTTGGTCTGCGCTGTAGGCACCATTAAGAGCAGTCTGAGCGTCATGAGAAGCTCGCCACGCCGCTTGTTCTGCGGAGTCGGCGGTACCAAGAGCAGACTGAGCGTATTCATAAGATAGCGACGCCGCTTGTTCTGCTGCGGCGGCACCAACAAGTGCATCCTGAGCGTGTTCAGAAGATAGCACCGCCGTTTGTGCTGCGCTGGCGGCACCAACAAGTGCGTCATAAGTGCTACCGTCCTGGGCTGATTGCCATGCAGAACCACTCCATCTGAACAACTTATTGTTATCAGCAGTATCAACCCAAAGGTCACCAATAGCATTGGCGGTTGGCTGCCAGCGCGTTGGACTTACCTCTTTTACCGAAACATTATCAAAACCACAGTATTGGCCTACACTTGAATTAATCGCTTCAAATAACACATAGGTAGTTTCACTTCGTGCTGTAAAGTACTGGCTAAGTTCAATGGAGTTACTATTAGAAGTGGGTGTTGATGCATATACATGATCATTGGACTTTGTTGTTGATACTGAAAGCCTCACCGAAAATTGGCCATAATACTTATCCACTTTCATTTGATAGTCTTTGCCAGGTACCGTAGTTATTGGAATGTAGGCATACACTGGATTGATATTATCATCTTCAACAAGACGCGCAGAGGTGTAATATGACGAAATAGTGCCATCTACCCCTGTAAATGTCGACACATCCCCATTGTAGGTAGACGAACCAGTAAAAGAACCGTTTTCAACAAGCTCTGGCCCTATAACTGAGGTGCTTTGGATATATGATGGTTCATAAAAAGCATATATTTTTTCCCCAGCAGTTGCTTGCGCAGCACTTGCAGCTAAAAGCGCATCATCGGCAGAAGTTCGTGCTGTCTGGTCAGTTGCAGAAATTTCCGTGTTGGCAGTTGGTGTTGTAACTGCCGCACTAGTAGTTGCTGAAAACCGTCCAAAACTGTTTTTATACCGAGCATACACAGTAAAGGGCGTGTTGTCTGGGAGCCCAACCCATGCATAAGCCTGTGCTTCTGGGGGCAGTGTTACCCATGAAATTACAGATTCACTGCCTTGTTGAAACCCAATTTCAATTAGCTCAGGGGCTGCCGTATTTGACTCAAGCTGTTCCCACACAGCCACTATACGTGCGCTTGCAGTGCCATCTGTGTTTGATTCTGTAACTGACATGGCCTGTAAACTAGTAATTGGGCTTGGTGTATCAAAAGCAGTTGGGGCTTGCTCAAGTGCTACAGCCTCGGAATCTTCGTCGGTAAGGTTCCAAGGATATACACTTGGATCGTATTCCTGGGCCTTAATATCAACCGTTAAATCAGCATTCATTGTCATTGTGCGAACACGGTAAACCTTATTAGTTATATCTAAAATGTCATTTGTAACTGTAATAAGATCGCCACACTCCAAGACTAATGCAGAGGGTTGTGCTTTAAATGTAATAAACTCTTGGGTGCGCGAATCCCGAACCATAAATTCTGCAAGGTCACGTGCTTGGTACAAGTCAGTTACACCTGTCAGCTCAACTTCCGTGTGTAAATCGTCCCCATTGTCGTTAGCCATATAGGCATTATGTAAAGTGCTGTAGGCAGCAGGCCAACTTATTGTATCCGGCTTATAACCTTTGTTTGCATTTGGGAATTTAACAGTACAACGGCCTAATCGTTTAGCCCTATCTGCAAAACCTATAGAGACGGTGCCAAGTATATTGTCGTTATTAAAGCTCATAACAGAGCTACCAGGCTCCTCTAACACTAGCTTGTACTTACCCTGTATAAACGGCAAAGAGCCCTTCATGCACTTTAAAATTTCCTGTGCGTTATCTTTAGTGCTGTTGGTTGACTCTAAAACTACATTACAAGAGTAACGTGGTGCAGAGTTAACAGCTTGTCCATAGCGATGCCATGTATATGTGTCGCCTTCAGCAAGTGTATGGTATTCTCCGGTTGTTGGGTTGTAGTAGTCACCTCCGGTTACCACAACAGTTTCAGCAGGAAGTGCCACAACCGCGTCGCAAGAGTTTGCGCCTGCAATAAAACTATCTAGCTCTATATCAGCAACATCTAAATTGCGACCATACGAGGCCGTAAGGTAATCTAAAAGACATAGTGCCGGGTTAGTGGACCATGCTTTAATGCTAGGATCGCTTGGGTTAACGCGTGGATCCCATACTAGTGTGCCTTTAATTTCAGCCGTTAATGTTGGCTCACCCTGGTACTCAGGTGACTCAATATCATAATAAAATCTTGACCAGGAGTATGCTACGTTTTGACCTTTCATGTCTGCAGAAATTTCATCTTGATTTGTAACTAATGATGTAAACATTTCCTGGCTATCTGCGCCATGCTTGTTTAGAACGCGTATAGGCGCAGGACCACCAACGCTTAATCGTGGGTGCGTAATTACATCATCATCTACTTTTATATTTAATATGGACTCAATAGGTCCTTGGCACCAAGCATCTAGCCTGTGCAAATAATCTTTATGTCTTCTATTACCTGCTGTTGCCGACGTACCACCATGAACGATTACCTCGCTATTTGCTACATGATATGAGTCGGCTTCACTAAGATCCTGTGCCATGTATTTATGCGATGAGTCTTTCCAAATAGTGTCTGTACTAATACGGCGCTTACCATAAATAATACGCAGTGGGTTTGACCCCCCACTTTTTGATACAAGAAACCCAGCTTGCTGGTCTTTCATATCCTGTTCCATTTTTTTCTGCATTACTACAGAGCCGACAACGGCTACAACGGCAATAATAATTGACAAGATCATAGGCTACTCCTTAACGTTTACCCCACCCAATGTTGTTTTGTTCACTGTGGGCATATTTAAAAATGCGATCTCCGGAATAAAGATCCTGTTGTAAGCTATCTGACGAATACCTGCCTGCCTTTTGGTTGTAGCTTGCCCAGTGTGAAGTTAACTTAATTGCTAATACTGAGGTTTTGTTTGTTTCACGAATGCTAAATGAATCAATAGTCCCTTTATAAATAATTAAAGGCATACCTTGAACAACACCATTTACAAGGACGGCTAGGGAAATGGTGCCTGTAAGCCCCCTAAAGTTGCCTGAGCTATAAGCCTTAGCAACAGAGTTATCAACATTTGAGAGCTCTAAGGAATACGTGGCAAGACTCAATTCTTGGGTTTGATTAACTTGTGCAAACTTAACAAGCAAGCCATTTGAGTTATAACTAGTATTATTAACAACTAAGTCCTTACCATGATTTGTATAATGTAAATCAACTGGAAGGTCTACAATGTAGGCATACTCAAAGTTGTCGCCCGCAAGCGCGGTGCGTAAAGTATTTGAAACGTTTAACATTAGATTCGCTCCACAACATCGATTTCAATTCGAACAGTACCATCAGTACCATACTCAATAATCTGGACATTACTTTTTAAAGAGCAGCGTAAGGAGACATTGTTCATTTCAACGGTACCACCAGCAATTAATTGATCTGGGTATGTATTTACACCATCAGACTTAACCATGTACAGTTTGGTTGAGTTGCTATAATTTATGTATTCACCAGCAGCCCCTGGCGTAGTACCAAACACTGGAATTTTTACGTAAAAAATACCATTAGCCCCTTCCCGCTCCATAAGGAATGCATGTATTGCGCTAAAACTTTCACGCTGCATTGGCGGAAAAACTAAGGTAGCTTCAAAACGCTGGCCACCTACTTTTCTAGTTAGTATTTTGCCTGATAAACTTTCAGACTGAAGTGTATTTACTTTGGAGCTAATCTTGTAAGAAATGGGCTCTGGACTCACTGGGAGTAACAAAGATGACATAAAAATGCTCCTTATTTTGAATTAGGAAGCCCATATTTAACCCGTGTCGCGCTCTAAGCTATAGCCCTTAATGTTTATATAAGTTTATGGCTTAGTGCGACACGGATCACTTATGGATCAGATTGATTAAAATGGACTGTTTTGAGCAGACTCGTTGTATATATCACGAATCATTCCTTCAAATTTACCACGGTGGTTTAATAGCATTTGCTCAACATTTTCTGCATCACCCCCACTTACATTAAAGTTAAGTGTTGGATTATTAGTTACAGAGTTGCTTGAGTTTTGAGCAGCAAGGTATGACGACAAGTCTTTGTTTAGTCTGTTGTCGACTACACGCTCACCCTGCTCAAGTAGGTAAGTTCCAGTACCGGGTACACTATCAATACCGTCATGGAATTGACCTTTTACTTTTTGCAGTTGGATGGCACCCGCAGCAGCAGCTTTAATGCCTGCGGCAATGTTTGCCGGAAATGGTAATTCGAGTGCTTTTGCAATACCTGTTGCTGTTGATGTTAGGATTGACCTAATGGCTGATGCCTTTTGAATCATGGCTAATTTCTTTGAACCCTTAGCGCCGGCATCAATAATATCTTCCCAACCACCTGTTGCTAGGTCAGTTGTCTTTTGCCCCCAATCAGCTTTCATATTGAATAGCTTTTTAAGGTGACCCATTTCAATTTGAGCCTTAGCTTCAAGGTCTGCACGAAGTTGCTCTTGCTCGGTTAATGCTTTGCTTTCAGGTGAAATAACATCTTCAATGCCTGGGCCTGTTAAGCCCTCTTCAGCGCTTGGTGTAAACACTGAATTATCCAAGGATTGCTGTGTAAATGTATTAAGACTGGCACTTAAATTAACAAGCTCATCTTTTAGTTTAGTGACTTTAGCATCAGCAGCACTTGTATCTATATTGAGTGTGATTGGCTTTGCATCATCTAGGAACGGGATAGAATTATACATTTCAATTAGCTTGTTAACCGAAGGGTTAAGCTCTGAAAGTAGCCCATTAAAAATGCTTAAAAACTTCTGCTTAAATGTCGCTAAGCCTAACTGCATTTTAACAAACGCGATTTGTAGGTTTGTGCCTATATTCGCCCAAGCACTTGAAACTAGACCTGAAATGTTATTGGCAAATATACCCATGTTTTTGGTAAACCGGTGCCAATAAAAAGTTATTTCATCTATGTTTTTATAGACAACAATAGCTAAGCCAGCAAACGCTGCAACAATCCATGTGACTGGATTGGCAAGCATTGCAGCCGCAAGGCCCCACATAGCACCTGTTAAGGCTACTATGCCACCTAATATAACGGCACCCCCAATAACACCAAGGGCGATTGCAATCTCATCAAAGGCAGGTGCAATGGTCTTTAAGAATGGCTCTATGTCTTTCATAAACTTTGTAGCCATTTGAGCCATTGATCTGAACAAATCATTAATACCACTTTCAGCAGCAATCATTTGCATTTCTTTGAACTGCGAGTTCATAAGTAATAGATCACCGTTTAGATTATTCATCTGCACGGCAGCCATACGCTCAGCAGCGCCTTTAGCTTCTTCAAGTTTAGCTCTAAGCCTCTCAGCGTCCATCAAGCCTTCATTCATAAACTGCATCAAAGCAGAACCTGAACGCGCACCAAAGATCTTAATCATGTCGCCTTCATCAGCGCCAGCAGCTTTAAGATCATTTAGCATTTCAGTTAGGTTACGTACTTTGCCGTTAGCATCTAATGACGCGACGCCTAGCTTACGAAGTGTCTTTGTTTGTAGAGTCATTGTTCCGGTTGCATCAGCAATCTGTGAGGCCATTACGCCACCAGTTGTAGATAACGCAACAAAGGTCCTACGCAAAGCTGTACCAGCCATCGAGCCCTTAATACCTGCGTTAGCCATAATACCAATTAACGCGGAAGTTTCTTCAATGCTCATATTCATTGCACGCATGGACGGTGCGGCATACGACATAGCCGTAGCTAAATCGGTTAAGTTAGTGTTTGCACTTGCTGTAGTAGTCGCTAGGACATCTGACGCACGCCCAAGCTCTTCCGAAGACATGCCCATGCCTTTCATAATGTTAGTCATGAAGTCAGCAGTGTTTTGCACCGAGGTCTTAGTGGCGGCTGCCAAATCTAATGTAGGCCTAAGTGCATCATTTATTTCTTTAACATTCAACCCGGCTTGTGCTAGGAATGTACCAGCTTCTGCGGTTTGTGTTGCTGTGAATTTAGTAGCTTTTGCTGCATTACGCATAGAGGTTGCTAGCTGATCCAGTTGTTTAACTGATGCGCCAGTCTTTGCCTCTACGTCGCTTAATGCTTCCGTGAAATTGCCATAAGTTTTAGCTGAGTCCATGAAAACTTTACCAGCTGCGAGGCCTAGCCCTGCAAATGCGGCAGTAGCGCCTTTAGCTTTTTTCATCATGGAACCAAAAGACTTATCAGCAGACTTAGCCGCCTTATTAAGGTCTTTACGGAATTGAGCAGAGTTTGCTACTAGATCCACGGATAGTCGTGTGATCGTAGCCATTGTGCTTCCTTTTATTTAAGGCGGCGATTGCGCCTTGCTTGTTTAATAGCTGTAGCATCGATGCCCTTGCGCAAATGCTTGCGGAAGTGCATAAAGACCACTTTTTGTTTACCACTGATGGCAGGACGTAGGAATGGTTGCGCCCTACTTTTAGATGTACCATATTCGACTTGCAAGGCTTGGTGCCCTGAGACACCCGCTTTTACGCGCGTACGGCCCGCATATACGCTAGCAATCATTGCTGTGCCCTTCTTATTAGACATTTTAGCAAGTCGCTTTACGTTTGTTGTTGCTTGTACTTTGATGGTCTCACGGAGGCCACCGGTGTCACGTGTGACGTTCTGGCGAGCCCTCGCGGCAACAGGTTCCATAGCTTGCTTACCTGCTGCTTTGAGAGTGTTTTCTCTTAGATCAAGATCTATGGCATTTAACGCCTTTTCAAGTTCACGCAATCCGCTAACCTTTACTGTTAGTAAATCTTTTTTAGCCATTACGATTTCCCTGCAAGTTGTTTAAAGATAGCCATTTGTGCGGCCTGCTCTTGACGTCTATCTATATAAGATAAAGTCTTGGGTTGTTGGTATATATTTATAAAATCAGTTGGCTGGAGGGGCTTCTTAGAACCAGCACAATTTGCCACTGTTGCAGCTACGAGACCTGCCCGGTAATCAGCTCGAGCTTCACCGAAGGGCTCAATTGAGAAGTACGCTATCCATTCAGCAAGTTCTCTGGAGGATAGTCGGTTCTCTAATTCGCGCACGGTCATGCCGAGGTGACCCGCAAGCCTAAATTTAAACCTGCGGGTTGGGTCTCGTTTTAGTTTCCCTCAAGCTCCTGGACATCTTCGTCCGACATTCCAGACATGCTGCGGGCAAGGTCAAATAAACGATTAACAACTTGGGCATTCTTTTTACCAAGCTCAACAGCATCTGAATCTTTAAAAGTGCGTGTACCTTTGTCATCACATACACACAAAACAACGAGTCGTGCCCGTAGGTTTTCAAGATTAGCAGCTTGCCCAATTGAGGCTTCAAAGTGGTCACGCTCACGTGCAGTTAGCCCACGCATACAAATATCACCACCCCACTCAGGAACAGGTACTTCTTTAATGTCCAGGTCAACCGCCTGAAAAATAGCTTTACGATCTAACATTACATTAGTCTCCAATAATAGTTAAACAATTAAAGACGACACCCAGAAAGGGTGCCGCCATAGTGTAAAAACTTAAGCTGTTGTTAAGTTAAAGGCGACTGCGCCATCAATAGCAATTTCTACGTTAGCAGTTACAACGTCTTCGACAGGCGTATCAATTGAATAAGATGAAATGTAGCCTGTAAATTGCGCTGTGGCATTTTCGCTGCCAGATACCCAACGAACAGCAAAGGTTTGCTCGCCGCCGTTGTCGTACTTGGCTTTTAAAGCAGTATGTGAAGCGTCACCTGGCTCCCAGTTTAGGGTTAAGCTCAAAGTGCCTGCGTCTTTTTGGCCCACTAATTTATGCTTATAGGCGTTGCCATAGCTGTTGTACTCTATAATGTTAGCTGACAGCTCGAGTGTTCCAACTGATGAAACTTCAGCAACTTTAGTTGATGCGTCGATAGTGCCATCAATAGCAGTTGTCATGTGTAATTCAGTAGCTAGGCCATGGAATGGGGATGCAATATTGCTCATTGTTTATTCCTTAATTTGTGAATATGTTTAATAAAATTAGTGTGCGGTAGAGCTTTGACTCTTCTTCGTAGGTATTAATAGTGGAAACTAAATAGGTTCCGGTTACGTTGGTCGAGCCCATAGCACCATTAAAGCCGTTTATATGATCTGTTACGTGCTTTGTTAGTTGGCGCATACTGCCGTAGCTTGGGCTATATACAGATAAAGTTACGCTATGTCGGACCACAGTTTCTAAGCTACCAACTTGTGTTTCAGCAAAGCCCTCCCCCATGTCATATACAATGGCTGAAGCGTTTGTGTTTTGAGGTAGGCGCAAAGCATAAACTGATGTGCCAATCATATTACAAATGTTTGAGTTACTAAGCAGATGGGTACGCAAATCAATATCAATCATGTGCGCTCCTCACATACCATTTGTATTTCTTTATTTCTAAGCATAATGTTAGCAATAGAGTTTATTTCTAAAGTCAGCCCGGCCACTACAATATAGGCACTGCGGGGTAGGCTTGCGAGGTCTGCATAGTATCTGAAACGCAAGTCAAACTCAGTCTTGGAGACTGCTGTATCGTCTTCTAAAAGCTCTCGTTTTGGTTTGGTTGTAATGCTACAGGCATAGGTACCTAACGCGGTGTGGGCTTGTTCAATCTCGCCCCAATCATTAGTCGCTGTTGTAGGTACATATATGGTTGCCTTATTTCTTAATTTACCGGCTCTCATAGTATTACCTCAACTTGTAAGGGTGTAATAAGTCTTTTGCTGCAAGGCTTGATTTAATAGCAATTATTCGTGAACCAACATGCTCATTTTCTCGGTTTTCCCAAAGTGATGCGGCTATTAAGAATATGGCTGATTTAACTGAACTTGGCACGCCAGAAGTGCCGGTAGTATACGTAACTGCAATATGCCCAGGCTCATCGGTTGCTACAGCATTCGGCCAGTCTTGGCCCATTGCCGGGTAGATATATGTTTTTGAATTTTTATCTACAACTCGATAAGACTGTGAGTCAAGCAGTTGATTTGTGTAAGTATCATCATGGTATGTAATGGTTTTAACTTCGCTGGTAATACCACCAAACAATGCTAATGGCTGCTTTTTATTTTTAACCGGGAAAGGGAAATCATTAAAGTACTGCGTAATATCTCGCTCTACAAAATAGCGGCCCGTATACTGCTCTGCATAAGTTGTTGCAGTTGCAAGCATAGCCAAACCTTGTGCAACTTCATCTACATCCGGTGTAAAGACTAAGTGCTGAAATAGCTCGTCCGTGCTTACCGGGTAATTACTACCTGCGCCACAATTGGTTGCCTCAGCTTGCGTTACATCAACCCACTCCGTAGTATAAATCTGTAGCTTTGTAGTTACAGTATTAAGCCAAAAGTCTCCGGTTTGAGGAGCACTATGGGGCTGTGCTGCTACTGTTGTTGTTTGTTGGTCAGCTTGAAGCGCTGCAATTTCTGCTGCTTGGGCGCTGTTGGCCGATTCAATGGCTGAAAGCTGTGCTGCAATTGCTGCAGGCGTGCTTGATGCCAGAACTGGTTGGTTGTTTGCTCCGCCAACATATAGCTTGTTGTCGGCTGAGTTATAAAACATGGAGCCGACCAGCAATGTTGCCGGGACGTAATTAGCAACGTCAGATCTATTAATTTGTACTTGTGACATGGGGGCTTCCTGTATTTGAAAGTTAAGACATACTATTCATAGCCACCCATTCTGTTGAAAACACATGCAACTTTTTACGACGGCTATCAAACCAAAAGTCACCAGATTGCGCGTTTTGAGGTGCAGTAGTGCTTACTATGGTTTGACGCTTCGTGCTTTTTAAAGAGTCGATAGTTGCAGTTTGTGTGTCTGTAATAGCTTGGGCAGCATTTAGCTGAATAGCGATTTCATCTGGCTTTGTAGTAATAAGCACAGGGGCACTTCCTGCAACGCCTACAAATAACTTATTATCCTTTGAGTTATAAAATAGTGCGCCCGGTAGAAGTGAGTCAGGGATAAAGCCAGCCGCATTTGATCTATTAATTTGAACTTGTGACATAGTGAATCCTGTTTAATTATAAAAAACTTTGTAATGTAGCCGATAGTTTTTTTACCCGCTAAAGTCCTTGTTTGAGTTCCTTATCCAACGTTTATGTCTGATCCGCCCTCTAGTCCCGCCATGCTGAGAAGAACAATTTCTTCGCCAGTGAAAGCCCCTGTTTTGCTGCCTTTCACGGTAATTCGAGCCGGATTATAGGAAGCATAAAAAACCATTTTCATCGATTTAATCTCAACCGAAGCGCCTAGATCGATTTGCAAATAGTCACTGCTCAACCCAGCGGCCCCGTTGCCGGACCACCAGCCCAGGTTGTATGATGCTCCGTCAAAAGCTTTATAAGGGGGCGTTGTTGAACCACTTTGCGTAGCAGTGAATGGGCTTGGAGTGGTATTTGACGTCATATTCGACGGATATGCCGTTCCAGTCTGTCCCGCACCTGTATAAAATTTAATTTCATTTACAATTGATCCACCTCCGAGGTATCCAGTTTCGAAAGTCATCCGGTAATACCGATAGGTCGGCAATGTCAATGATGCAGCAGCAGTGTCGCTAGAAATCTTCCCATTTTCATTAATTTGCACGTAAATTTTATGCGCACCAATTCCAGCATTGGTTATGTAAAGTACTGAGCCCGCTTGCGTGTAAATCGGCTGAAATCCATCGCCCGTCACATGGACAGTGGGAGATGAATAGTCAGCCCAATTCGAAATTGTTACTCGAACATCTGTCGCGGACAGTCTAGGAGTTGTGGATTTTGACAGTCCCGAATCCAAATCTGTCACGAGGGTACTCGTACTGACACCCTCAACTCCGGTAGATGTAAATTTAACATAGTCTCCCGGGGTAGCAGAGCCATTCATTTTCACTGAATTTGTGTCGTTAATACCAAAAGTTAGAGCAGCTTGCATGCCGGCTAAATCAGCCACAAGATTATCAATAGTGCTTTGCCCTTGGGTACCTGTATGATTGGCTCTGGCTTGCAAATTAGCATCGGTATCATTGCCACTCTTGCTGTCTAAAGCGTCTTGCAAACCTGTGACGGTTGCTATGGCTTGTGTACCACTGTGATTGGCACGGTTTTTTAGATTCGCATCGGTATC